CTCGGCAGTGTGCATAAAACCACTATTATCTATTGGATTATCCATTGTTTGGGTTGCCTTATGGTAACCTTTTACTTTAGATATTCCAACCCCTTGAATCGTGCCAACCACTTCTTCATAAATGGAGAAGAGGTTAGTACCTTTCATTGAAACGTCATCACCGATGACATGATACACCGGAGGGCGTTTGTATCTCGTTATCTTTAGATAACGGGCACATGCTCTTACCATCATGTGGTGCCATACAGACAGCATAGCCCATGAGGATAGTAATCCCATGGGTTGTCCTGTCTTGTATCGCACTTTACCACTAGACGGGAGTTTAAACTCACGTTCAGTGGCAATGTATCTCCACATTTTGGCAAACTTCGGTCCAGCGATTTGCCTTACGATTTCAGCCTGAACTTCCACTGGGATTGAGTCAGTGGCGCTGGAAAGGTCGGCAGACTCGACTCTCAAATTTTCATTTGGAGACTCGTTTGTCCATAACCTTACCATGTCACTAACTTCATCCTGGCAGAAAGTTCCGTCCTCTGGCTGTTTCCTTAACCACCTGAAAAGGTAGTCATGGAAACCTGCCAATGAGGATTGGCTGAAATAGTCACAAATAGCAAAGGGTCTCGTTTTCGCCCATGGCTCTCTCTTAAGAGAGATTCGTGAGTGGATAGGATCCTTCTGACCTTCGATGAGGTTCCATGTATATGGCTCATCTTCGAAGTTCCAGATGATCTTATTGAGCTCCTTGTTATTTGTGTATTTGGCAAGTCGTTTGATCTGTTTGTAGAGTGTGCTGTCTCCACTTTTAAGGGGGGATAATGCTGCGTGGTCTATGACCACCGTCATTAATCCCGGACCGTTAGGTCCGTTTCTCCCACTGAAGTGCAGGCGGCTCATTCTTCTAATAGAGCTGATCCGTTTCTTAAGAGTCCGATCGGGAAAAGCCGACTTAACCACAGTTTTAAAGCACTGAATAAACCTTTTCAGGTCCAATTTAGTAGCTTTGATTCCTTTGGTTTTTAAAAACCTCTCGAAGTAACCCCCTAGAACAGGGGTTTCCTCGATGG